CGATCATGTCTTGCTGTACATGCGAGATGTGTCAGGAGCCTACAACTCTGGAGTAGCATGGAATGGTCTTACGAGCGTTTCGGAGACGCCTACCGGCGCCGAGCCGACCGCGCAGTACGCCGACAACATCAAGTATCTGAACATGATTTCAGCCGAGGAGTTTGGTGCTACTCTCGAGGCATTCACATACCCAGAGGAGTTCGCCGAGTTTGACGGACTCGCAGTTCCGGAGCCTGGAATTGCTATTGGTCAACAGCCTCGAAAGACCTTTGGTCTGTCTTACCGAACCCGATTGGGTAATGATCTCGAGGGTGAGCAGCATGGATACAAGCTGCATCTCGTTTATGGATGTATTGCCAGTCCATCCGAGAAGGCATACAACACTATCAACGACTCCCCTGAGGCCATCACATTCAGTTGGGAGATCTCTACAACTCCGGTTCCTGTGACTGGATACAAGCCCACATCTCTCATCGTCATTGATTCAACGGTTGTTGCGTCAGGAGAACTAGCTACTCTCGAGGATCTTCTGTATGGATCTACTGTGGCACCAGAACTTCCGTCACCAGATGAGGTAATCGCGATCTTCGCTACTCCTTGACATTCGGGAGGTCAAAGAATGCTCAAACTAATTGTTCCAGGAGATGAATACTTCGATGAATCAACATCAACGTTTGAAACTGTCGGAGACTTTGAATTAGAATTAGAGCATTCTTTGATCTCGTTGTCAAAATGGGAGTCACGATTTCAGAAGCCATTTCTGTCAACCGGTGAGAAAACTCCATTCGAGATCCTTGCCTATGTCGAAGCGATGATTCTCACACCAATCTATCCCGATGACATCTTTGTCAGATTTAATCAACAGAATATTGATCGGATTAATGGTTACATCGAATCGAAAGAATCAGCTACCACATTCGGAACCATGCCTGAACACAAGGGTAGAGGCGAAACCGTTACTTCGGAATTGATCTATTATTGGATGGTTGCTTTTAACATTCCATTTGAATGCGAACGTTGGCATCTCAACAGACTCTTTGCATTGATTCGAATCTGTAACATCAAGAATTCCAAGCCTAAGAAAATGTCCAGAAGCGAGATCGCAATGAGAAACCGTGAGTTGAATGCTCAACGTAAAGCGCAATACAACACTACTGGCTGATAGGAGGGTAGATGGCCGCTATTGTCTGGGATGAGATCGGAAAACGTTTTTACGAGACGGGTGTAAGCCGTGGTGTTTTTTACAACGTAGATGGTTACGGAATTCCTTGGAATGGTCTCACTTCCATTGAAGAAAGTGTATCTCATGAGGTACAAGCGGTTCATTACGATGGTATCAAGTTCAATGACATTGTCACTGTCGGAGATTTCTCAGCAATTCTGAGAGCATGGACCTACCCCGAGGAGTTTCTTCCTTATGAGGGAATTCTAGAGGATCAGGACGGTTTTTATGTCGCCGATCAACCGCAAAGTCAGTTTGGATTGTCTTATCAGACAAAGGTTGGTAATGACATTAGTGGAATTGAGCACGGATACAAGATTCACCTCTTGTACAATCTGACAGCTCTTCCATCACAGAAGCGTTATCAAACCATGTCTCTGGAAACAGAACCTATGGAATTTGAATGGACCGTTACTGCCATTCCAGAAGAGATCGAGAACTTCAGACCTACGGCACATGTCATATTTGACAGTCGTAGGATTGATCCTTGGTTGTTAGAAGATCTAGAGAGCATTCTGTATGGTGATGAAGACAGCGAGCCTCGTCTTCCACCACTCAAGGGTCTTGCCACGTTCATCAGGAAGTGGGATCGACTCATCATCACTGATCATGGCGATGGTACATGGACTGCCGAAACTCCTCGAGAAGGCATCATTGTCATGCTTGACGAGACAACGTTTGAAATCACAGCTGATACAGCCATATATCTTGATCCTGAAACATACACAATTAGCAGTAGTGACAAGAACGAAGAAGATATTTGGGTCGAGAACAGTGGATCGCTGGAATAGGAGAATCATATGGCGACTGTAACCGGATTTACAGCTGAACGAATGCTCGAAATTGAGAACAGTACTGTTGTTGACGGTGAAGTTCAGGGCGACAATCTGATCTTGCAAACAAGAGATGGTACGCCAATCAATGCGGGAAGCGTTCGAGGACCACAAGGCGTCCCTGGTCCAGCAGTGCGACATGTAGTGCAAGAAGAAGGTGCTTCTCTACCCGACAGACCTTCGTTGAGCTTTGTTGGGCAAGGAGTAACTGCGAGTGATGATGCTGCCAACAACAAGACACTGATCACGATCCCAACAGCTGGCCACGTGATTCAGGACGAAGGAACTGTTCGTCCGCAACGTGCCAGTTTGAATTTTGGTGGTCTTCGAATTTCTGCTGCGGATGATCCTGGAAATAACCGTACTCATGTGGCTTTGAGTGATGCACTTCTGGCATATCAAGGTTCTTGGTCTGCTTCAGTTTATCAGAATCGTGATGTGGTTTTGAGACATGGGGCATATTGGGTTTGGGAGAACGCAACGCCATCTACTGCAGCAGAACAACCCGGCGTTGGTACCACTTCGTGGTTTTTGATGAGTGGCGTTCCAGTTATGACAGGCACAGTCATCAATGCTTGGGATAATCCTAGAAACGGTAATCAAGTTTGGAACCTAGATACCAATCGTTTGTTTGTCTATGAAAATGCGTGGGTTGCAGCCATCTCGCTTCCATATATCGATTCTCGCTATGGAGTTTGCATTGGTGGTGACATCACAACGTCTACCCCAACAAACTGGGGAATTGACATAACGTTTACTGCTCCCATTGGTGCTACATTTGTTGATTTCAACTTTGTTATGGTGGCAGCTGCTATTGGTACTGGTGTTGGAACATTCAACCTGAACATCTTGATCGACACGGTGAACCAACAGAACTTGGGATCTCAAAACATTCCACAAGATTCCGCCAGCACGTTTGCGTATAGCATGACTCGTGGTATTGCGTCTGGAGCCAACATCAGATTCACCACACAAGCTAGACGAACCAGTGGAACAACCGGTATCCGTGCTTCACTTTCTCACTACATGATCATGGCCATATTCCATAACTAAGGATTGCTCATGATCAGCGCCAACTCTTCTGGATCATTCAAGAACATCGACTCGTTTTTGCACTTCATGAACAAGGGCAAGTTATTCAACAACCTCGACAAGTATGGACGTCAAGGAGTTGACGCTCTCTCGAGTGCAACACCTAGAGATACGGGAGAGACTGCTAATTCTTGGGGCTACCAGGTTGGACATACAAGAGGTGTATATTCCATCAGTTGGTTCAATACGCACAGAGAAGGTCGTGTGAACATCGCGGTCATTCTTCAATACGGACACGGAACCGGCACCGGGGGTTATGTCCAGGGAATCGATTATATAAATCCCGCAATAAGACCGGTATTTAACCGAATCCTAGATGATATTTGGAGGCAGGTGACAAATGCCTAGTGTAGACGATCGCATTGTGCGGATGGAGTTCGACAATGCCACGTTTGAACGTAAGCTAGATACCACACTCACCAGTCTCGGTAAACTCGAGAAAGCACTCAAATTCGAGGGCTCCAACAAAGCTCTTTCAGATCTGAGTACTTCTGTCGGTAAGTTCAACATGAGTACTCTCACTGGTGCCATCGAAGGCGTCAGTAACAAGTTCATTGCACTAAGTACAATCGGCATCACTGCTCTTGCGACGATTACGTCGAAAGCCATTGAAGCTGGTGCTCAGATTGTCAAGTCTTTGAGCTTGGATCTGGTAATGGATGGGTTCAAAGAATATGAACTCAACATGCAATCCATCCAGACGATCTTGTCGAACACCAAGGCTGATGGAACCAATCTCGGTACTGTCAATGCCGCCCTCGATGAACTGAACGAGTACTCTGACAAGACCATCTACAACTTCGGGCAGATGACCCGGAACATCGGTACGTTCACTGCTGCCGGTGTTGACCTCGATACTTCGGTCCAATCCATCAAGGGTATCTCGAACCTGGCCGCAATTTCCGGTTCAAGTGCCGACCAAGCCGCTAGTGCCATGTATCAGCTATCTCAGGCCGTTTCTACGGGCACTTTGAGGCTGATTGACTGGAACTCTGTGGTAAACGCTGGAATGGGTGGTGAGGTCTTCCAGAAGGCTCTCTTCGAGACCGGTAAAACACTCGGAACCATAACCGATGTGCCGATTGACAAGACCTTTGAGGAATGGACCAGTGGTGGAAACTCATTCAGAGCGTCTCTCGAGGACAACTGGCTGACTTCTGAGGTTCTCACGACAACTCTTCAGGGTTTCACTGGAGAGATGACTGAGGCTCAGCTTCTTGCCATTGGTTACACCAAAGAGCAATCTGCACAGATCATGGAGCTTGGTAAGACCGGTGTCGAAGCCGCTACCAAGGTTCGTACACTGACTCAGCTTTTCAATACGGCCAAGGAATCCATTGGTTCCGGATGGTCCGAATCGTTCCGCATCGTTCTCGGTAACTTCGAAGAAGCAACCGAACTGTTCAGTGGTATCAGTGGGACTCTCGGCGAAGCGATCGCAAAGTCTGCGGACGCCAGGAACAAGCTTCTCCAAGGATGGAAAGACCTTGGCGGACGAACCCTCCTGATCGATTCCCTCAAAGAGGCATTCAAGAACCTCGGAGAGATCCTCAGACCTATCAAGGAAGCCTTCAGAGAGATCTTCCCACCGATGACGGCGGAGAGACTCTTTGCTTTGACAGAGAGCTTCTCAAAATTCACCGCTGCCCTGAAGCCCAGTGCCGCGACAATCGACAGTGTCAAGAGAATCTTCAAAGGGCTGTTCTCGATCCTTGACATTGGCTGGGAGATCATCAAACAAGGTGTCACCTTCATCGGTGAACTGATTGACAGTGTCACCAATGTCGGTAGTGGAGCGTTCCTGGACTTCTTCGCCAACCTTGGCGACTTCTTCACTGAGCTGAATGATGCACTCGTCGAGGGTGGGGGCATCGCTGCATTCTTCCAAAGCCTTGGTGAGTTCATCAGGGAACCCATTCCATTCATTCAAGAACTCAAAGAGAAGATCACCGACTTCTTCACTGGATTCGAT